TAACTATTCTATTTGAGTTAGAATCAAAAGCTACTTGAGTTTGATTTACTGTATCTCCTAAAAACTGTTGTGCGCTTCCTATTGCTTCAGAAATGGAGGCCTCAGCAACAACACTCACTGTCCCATTACTGTTCACAACAACAGGCTTGCCACCGGGCAAAGCACCAGATGCTACAGCAAATACCTCTGCGTTAGCTTGTGATTGGATATTACCAATGTACTTCATTAAGTCATCCTATGCGTCATTAATTACTTCATAAGAGACAAGTAAATCTAAGTCACTTGCAGCACTAGCACCACCTTTTAGTATATCACCTTCACATAAATAGAGAGGTGAGTTTAAAAGAACTAGTGTAGTATCAGCAGGAACACTGATTGTTTTAGCTATATAAAAACTGCCAGTTATATCAATGTTTGTTGTAAAGGCTCCAAAGAGTGCATCATCTTCTGTATCAACTTGTGCTTTTGTAACAAATAAATCTACATCTGCTGCGTTAGTACCGTCTACATTAGTTACTATTATATTGTTTACTTTTAATACTCTATCATCACCAACAGTAAACAATGTTGATGTTGCTGTAGCTGATAAATTAAACCCTATAGATTGGGCAAATATACTAGATACATTTACTATATTTGGATGTGCCATTGTTTATCCTTCTTTACTATCCAAAGACTATAGCCATAGCAATAGCTTTACCTGTTGTTGCTTTAGCGTCTAATTGTGTTTGTATTGCAGAGGTTACACCATTCAGATAGCCTATCTCTGTATTGTCTACTCCAGATACTACAGCTTGTTTAGCATCAAGTTGTGTTTGTATAGCTGAACTTACACCGTCTAAATATCCTATCTCTGTATCTGATACGCCAGATACTACAGCTTGTTTAGCATTAAGCTGCGTTTGAGCATCTGATGATAGGTTTCCAATAAATTGAAACTCAGTGCTTGTAACAGTACCATTAGCAATTTTAGTTGCATCAATAGCCGCACCAGATTTTATACTTGCATTAGCAAGATTAGTTATACTATTACCTGTAGCATCTTGATCAAATGTTTTATTAGTAAAAGTAGTTGTTGAAGCAGCTACATTAACTTTACCTGTAAAATAAGTAGCTAGGTTATCAGCCCTAATATTTTTAGTTGTAGTAGCTGATAAATCTAATACGACTATACCATCATCATCTGCTAATGTCAAGGTTGTAGGAGTAACTACATTACCATCTAATATGTTTAACTCAGCAGCAGAAGATGTAAGACCAACCACATTATTAGACTGACCTGCAATAGTAGCTACATATGCTTTAATAGATTGTTGAGTTGCTAAGTGTGTAGCACTGTCTGAAGCAAAATTATCTTCATCTTTAAAGCCAGCTATTGTTGTAGTACCATCTGTTATAGAGCTAGAGCTAAAGTCTACACCAGCTTGTATAACACCTTTAGTAATGCTTAAGTTACCTGTACTAGCTCCTGTAAAAGTACCTGTACCTACAATAAACTTGTCTGCTGATTCGTCATATCCAATAAATGCATTAGCTGAGTCACCACGTTCTATTACAAGACCTGCATCATTTCCCGGCGTACCTGTTGTACCTGTACCAAGTTCAATTAACAAGTCTTTAATAGTTGTATTGGTTGTATCAAGGGTAGTAACTGTTCCATTTACAACTAAGTTACCACTGATATCAACATTTCCGTTCATATCAAGGTTGCCACTATTAACAGTTAAGCCACCATTAAGTGTAGTCAAACCTGTAGCTGTAAGAGTACCTGCTGTAACTACATTACCTGATGTATCAGCTACAGTAAACTTGTTAGTGTCCATTGTTAGGCCACCATTAAGTGCTGTAGCTCCAGCAACTGTAAGACCTGCATCAGCAGTAAGTGTACTTGTTACATCTACTGTACCAGCAAAGTCTACATTAGCTCCTGTAAAAGATGCTGCTGTAGTAGTACCTGACTTGATAACAAGATTGTTACCAATATTAGTTAGTGAACCGTAGTCTGTACCACCATCCTTAAGTAAGATGTCTTCTCCACCAGCATCTATAATAATGTCAGCATTAACATCTACTGTAAGAGTACCATTAGGTGCTGCTATTACAGCGTTAGTTCCATCTGAAGTAAGTGATAAGTCTGTACCAGCACCTAGTTTAATTATACCATTATCAGGTAATACTAAGTCATGGTTAAGAGTTACAGTGCCAGCATCAGCCATATCAATATCAACTGCTGTAATACCTGTAGAAGCATCTGTACCTTTAATCTTAAAGTTTTTATCTGCTGTGCTTACTGTAAGCTCTACATCACCTGTGCTATTAACTATGTCAAGTATTGATGTACCATCGTCCTTTATAGTTACGTTAGCGCCATCAGCATCTAGTATAATATCACCAGCTACATCAACTGTTAAGTCACCTGAACTAACAGTATAGCTATTATCAACAATAACTGTTCTATCATTATCACCTATACTAACAGTGTCTATCTTAGCTGTACCGTCAATAAAAATATCTTTAAACTCTAGTGAGCTTGTACCTAAGTCAATATCATTATCGGTAACAGGTACAACTAAACCATCTTGAAATCTTACTTGCTCAACTGCATTAGCGCTAACCTCTACAAATACACCATGTCTGTTATTACTTGTGTCAACAGATATGTGGTTCTTTTTATCTGGATCAGCTATAAGAGGTACATAAGAGCCTTCATCACTGTCACCATCATGTCTGTGTCCTGTAGTAGCTGAACTACTAAAGGTAAAAGCATCTCTTAGCTTGTTATACTCTGCATTGATAGGAGCCGCCTTAACGACTGCTGTAGGCACAATGTCAGATGTAGATTGGCGTGAATAACCTGCCATAGTTTATCTCCTGTCTCCTAGACCATAAGTAACAGAGAAAGCCTGTATAGTATGGCTAGGGTCTGTTCCATTTGTTACATATTTTATTGATATTGATTTACCTGAACCTGTCACATTTGTAGACCTGATAGGAGAGGGGTTGCCATCATATATTTCTTCTGCATCAAACTTTGCTGTATCATATATAGCTGCTGCACCTTCCGTATTTATAGGATAATCAGAAGATAATAGTACATCTGTGTCTCCATAATCGTATTCTAAACCCATAGCTATACTAACAACACCTTCTGCTCTCATGTATGTATTTATATTATATATAGTCTTACGTACTTCTGGGTCTTCCATATATATAAACGGAGTTTGAAAATAACTAAATATTAATCCTCCGTTAAAGTCTGTACCTACTTCCTGCCTATACACAAAGCCAGAGGAATCTCCATGTATTATAAACTCTTCGTTACCTATATAACCACTAGATACACAATTAACTCCTATACCTACAACCTGCCCATATTCAAACCCAGCGCCAGCCTGTCCACTTCGTCTAACACCAGCAATAATACCTAGTGTCTCTTGGTCTTGAAAAAACATACGGAACTGAGACTTCTTTTTAAGTACAACTGTTTTAATTTTGGAGAGGTCTTCATTATCTGTATAACTATCAAAAATAGACTGAATAGGTTTAGATAAAGAGGCAAGCTCAATATCACCGATTCTATCCGTAGCAGATACAGGTCTTACACCATCAGGAGCTAGAAATATAATCTCACCATTAAACTCTACTATACTATCTGGAGATGAACAGCCAAGGTTGCTTGTAACATTCTGTAATATAAAGTTAGCTTGGTTGTCACCTACTAGACGTTTAATGTTGTTAGCACCAAAGATGTATAGTTGATCACGAAAAGCTTTAATTTGTACAATCTTAAAGCCTACATTAATTACCCCAGCGCCATTAGCAGGACTAAAGTCTGTTTCAGCTACAGGTGAACTAAAGTGTAGATGATATGGAGCAGCAGCGTCACCAGCTAAAAATAAATGATTATTAAAGGCTGCTACTAGTGTAGGGTCTGTAGGTGCATTACTATCTGTAATCTGTATATAGTTAGTACCATCATAAGTAGCTGCAGGGTTTATTCCATCAACTAATGCAAACTTAGGAGAACCCCAATTAAAGTCATCAAAACGTACCTGTGTAACACCAACCATAGTAGGTGCTGCAGGTCTATATTGCCCAGCACCAGAGCCTACCTCAATAGCTGCTGCTGTTCCTGCACTTACAGCTATCTGAGTAATAGTATTAAAAAACTTAGTACTGCTAACTGTACTGTTGTTTGGACCTGCTACTATTTCTGTTTGAGCTAGACCTAAATAATCTGTGCCTGTAATAGTAAAGTTTTTACCTGATTCATTTCCTGTACCAAAAAAGGTTACTTTTCTAGGTTGTTGAGATGCTGCAGTTGTAAAGTTTATAGTACCTGAGTCTGCTAAAGCACCATTAATAGTTAAGTTTCCTGAACCGCCTGGAGTTTGCGAAGCACACACACCATCTCTATCGTTGGCTACAAAGCTAGATACTACTGCAGTCCATCCTATAACAGTTGGTGTACCTGTTACTGTAGTTGAAGCAGTTGATGTACCGCCTGTAATTACGTTACTAGTTGCAAATATAGCGCTGGGTAACTTACCAAAGTTTACTACAATACTATTAGATGCAGTAGATACTACTGTACCTGTAGCTGCTACATCTGTGTTATCACCAGAGCTTACTACACCTGTAAGGGTTTCACCTACACTAAGATTAGTACCTGTTCCATTAGTTACAGCTACTGTATAGTAATGATTATACCAATGTAAATAATTGCTACCACTAGCAGGTTTTCTTGCTCCAAACACACCTTGCTGTACATCAGCAGATACTTGAACACCTAATACAGGGACACTATTAGTTGAATCTCCTGTAAGCTCACCATAAGACCTTTGGAAACCACTAATACGACGATACCCACCCTCAAGGGCAGGTTCATAATTAATCAACCTATAGGCTGACCCTGAGAACTGACTACCATGAGTAAGTGGGTCTAAGTTATTAAATAGTCCACCACTACAAGGAGTAGCAAATGTGGATAGTTGTTCTGACATTATTGAGCACCAGTTACAGCGTTGAAGTGTTTACCTACTACAGTAGAGGTAATGTATAAAGGTGTGTCTAAAAGAAGTCTTCTCATGTTATCAATACCGTCCATAAACTTCTTCTCGTGTATTGCTCCACTCTGATCATTAGAGCGAAAGCGCATCATGTACATCATAGCACCATCTACTACAACTGTATTAAATCTATCAGGTATTAAAGAAGTGTCGTTAAATGCAGTTAAGTCACTTGGAAAGGACCAGTAGCGATACTCTATTTTATACGTATCATCTGGAATAGGAGTAACACCAAACTTAGAGTCCTGCGTCTGGTATATACGCATAGGTACAGACCTAGCTGTAGTACCGCCTATATCTTCTGCAGGTCTGAAACTACGTAGGTAATCTGCATATGTAATTACAGATAGTCTCTTAGGTTCGTTCTGTTGTGTTTCATGCTTCTTAATGTAGAATGTATCCCAATCTACTTTAGAAAAGTCTGTAGGGAAGCTATACACACTTGTACCTGCAACTAATGTCTCTGTGTTAGTCGTAAGGGTAAAGGGCCACTCCTGCGATATTTGTAGTATCTCTCTTATGCTTGAATTAATAGCATCTTTAGATAAGGCTTGTAAGTTACGTACACTTCCAAAACCGTCACCCGTAGTGTCTAGCTCTGTTTCATTTATTCTTCTAAGTAGCTGGTTTATCAGAGTGACATACGTAGTAGACATAAAAAGTATTCCTCTAAGCAAAGTTAAAGGGGCCAGTTGCCCAGCCCCCCTAGATTAGCAATTATGCCAGTGTGTCACGATCTACTTCTGAAGCAGTAGTATCACCTTGATCGCTAACGTCCATCAATACAGCATAAACACGTAGTTTACCTGCTGTAAATGTTGCACCACCACCTGCAAAAGTCAGGTCTAATGTATCCGCTGTAGCAAGTACAACGTCACCAGCAGGTGTGGCTGAAGGAGCGTAAGCACCATCTGCTGCACCGTCAATATCAAATGCTGCAACCCACTCGTTGTCATCAACACCAGTCCCTAAGATTACTGTTGCATCTGTACCAGTATTTTGTGTAGCAGATAGTACAACTTGCACACCAGCATGTAGTATGCGAGTGTTTGCTGGAAGTGTGAGACATTGAACTATGTCACCGCCTGTACAGGAGATTGCCTGTGCAGTAAGATCAATAGTCTTCTGTATCATATAAGGCTTGCGCCCACGGTTAGTGTTACCATGTTCAGGTAACAACAATGAAGTAATAGTAGCCATAAGTTATACCCTCCCTTACGCTGCGTTGTATTTAGCAGTTACAATCGCTTCTGGACGAAGGATTTTTCTGCCATAGAGATGCATTCCACGAACAATGTCCGAAAATGAGTCTGGGTCACGGTATGACTCAACTTTGTTGATCTGCTCAGCAGAAGCAACGGCTGAATCGTGTCCAGCAACAATCACACCGTAGTTGATGTTCTGGTTACCTGAACCTGCAGTACCTGATCCTGTACCTACTGAAGGTAGGTTATTGGATTGATAGATACGGAAGCCGTGTAGGTTGTTCAATACAAGACCATTCTGGAGGCCTGAGCCACCCTGATCAGCATTTAATACCCGTGAATCTTCGTCTTTCAAGAGTTCCATAAATACAGCGTCCAAGACCAGCCAGCGACCACGAGAGTCTACGTTCTGTTGGTCAAGCAAGCGGCCCATACGTGCAATAACCTGTAAAGGTGATGCAACAGAAGTGCTTGCAGCAGTAGCTCCACCAAAACGAGGTGACAAAGGAATAGAGTGATCCCCTGCAGAGCTTGTTGTGATGTTACCAAACGAGTCCTTACGAAGCTTCATAGTAGTAAGAAGTTCGTCAGTACCAGCAGATGAAACTGCAACTGAACCATTTACTGTATCATTAACAGTATCTGCGTCAGTGTGAAGAGCAGACTGCTTGTAGCCAGATAGATAACCTAAGCATTCTTGATCCATTTGATCAGCCAAACGATAGGCTGCACGATCTGTAGCAAGCTGCATAAAATCTATATGACTGTGGGCTTCCTCAATATCGTCAATCTTGAAAGCAAAGTAGTTACTTTTGTCTACAACAAGCTGGAAGTCTTCATCGTCCAAGTCTTGTGCTGTTATGGTTTCACCACGGGTATATGCTTTCACACTGACCTCAGGCTCCTTCATAATTTTCACTGTATCACCTTGGTTTGCAATCTCACCAAAATAATCGTTATTTGTTATAGCGTTAGCTACAGCGCTCTTGCGGAATGCAAGCTGTACCTGTTTGCTATAAATGATCGGGCTGAAGTTACCGTTAGGTAAGTTCCCGTGACCCGCTGTTGATGTAAAAGCCATGTTATATTCTCCTTTAGATGATGAATGGCTGGTTAGAATAGTTACACATTCATATCCGATAGAGGGCCGTTCTTTTTAGGGTATCATACTTTAAGAAGTCGCGCAACTACTATTTAGTATAGTCCTATAGTCGAAAGGGTAGTTCTTTTCGGCTTGTGTAAAGATAGTTATATCTACAATTATCTGTTTGTCAACAGTTATTTCATATCATAGACAAATTTTCCACTGCGAATAGCTTCCATGATCTCATCTGCATGTTTTTCGTATTCACGAGTAGACATTCTACTCACTTGAGATTCACGCCACTGTGATGCAGTATCGTCAGTCTCAGGAGTATTCCTTGTTTTAGCTTTGACAGAACTTGCTGCTGCCTTATCGCTAGTATTAGTTTTCTTATTGGTGATATTATTGTCAGCCTTATATAAGTCAATCACACGAGACACAGACTTTGCGTCATCTAGGTTCTCATACAAAGCGTCTTGTACCCACTTAGGTTGATCTTCTGCCCACTTGTGGAATGCATTATCATCACGTATCTGTTTGAAGTCAGGGTGAAAGCTCATTAGCTCTGCTTCTGCCTTCTCTTTCTTAGCTGTAACACGTAGCTCTTCTAGTTCTTGCATACGGTTATCTAAATCACTTGATCTCTCTTGTGCTTTCTTATCTGCTATGGCTTCAACTATAGATGCTACGTCAGGGTACTTCTTAGACCACGCTTCAATATCTTGATCTGTCTTAGGAAGTACTAGCTCATTGTTAGCTGCCTTCTGTAGTTGCCCTTCAAGTTTCTCTATACGATCCTTAAACTCAGTCTCTTTCTTAGCTAGATGCTTCTGTATATCTCCATACCGCTTTTTAAAGCTACGCTCTTCAGCGCTTAGGCTTGCGTCATCTGCTTCTTGTGCTTTGGGTTTCTCTTGGGTAGCTTCTTGTTCTGGATTACTTGCATCCTGTACTTGGGCTTCCTGAGTTGCCTCGCTATCGGGTTCTGCTTGTTCCTGTCCTTCTCCAGCATGTTCCTTCATAAGCTGTTTAAGCTCTGCCTCTTCTTTCTCAATGCGCTGTGCATTACGGTTGTTCTTGATATATGTAGTTTCTTGAGCTTCTACTTGGGCTTCTACCATAGTTTGTTTCCTTGTTATTAGGGGCCAGCATCAGCGCTGGGTATCCTTTTTATTTATTTACTTTTCTTTTTAGGGCGTTTAACTAGTCCCCCTTTAACGTAACCATATGTAGGGTCTGCGTCAGGTGCTCTATCTTCTTCAGGTTGATAGCCCCCGTCAGAAGTGTCTTCAACTTTTGGTGAGCTACCTGAATTACTAGAAGCTGGATTACTAGAACCTGAATTACTAGAACCTGAATTACTAGAACCTGAATTACTAGAGGTAGAAGATTGATTCCTACGAGCGCCACCTATAGATTCTCTTAATCCAGGTCCAGCTACACCTACTGCACCATCAAAGCCTAATAAGTCTCCTAGCCATGTATCTCCAAATGTACCTTGTCCACTAGGAGTATCTATAACATTTCCATCATCATCAACTACATTCATTAAGTTGCTATACAAACCTGACTCTCCACCAAAGATACTTCCTTGTCTACTACTATCATACTGCTCTGATGTAATATACCCATTCTGTTTTTGTGCCTCAATTATATTATTATAAGCTGCCTTAGATTGTGATCCAAGCAAAGCCATAGCAGGTAATCCACCTATTAAACCAGAACCCACCCTAGTCAGTTTGTTTATTGCATTAGCTTGCTTAGCTGCGTCCTCTAGCTCTTCTTTATTCATACTAAGATAGTCTTCACGTTGTATAACACCTTCTCCTAATCTATTAATTGGAGTGGGATCATCATTGTCACTTTTTACACTATCTACTACTTCTTTTTTAGGCGCATCAGGTGAGTAACCTTCTGGTATCATTGCCTGTTCAACTCCATTAAAAAAAGGTATAACTACAGACTGTCCTGATTTATTAAAATAAGTCTTGTACTCATAACCAGAACCAGACAAACCACCTAGCAAGCCGCTAACCACTTTAGTAGGGTCATTAGGGTCCAGTGAGAAACCGTAGTCAGGTAAATTACTATCTATCATAGTGCCTTCTTGAGCATAAACCATACCGCCTTCATTCATAGCAGCCATAGTATCGTCTTCTGATATGTCTACAGTCATAAGCTCATCGTCACTAAATGGTAAAGCTTCTTCTTGCATAGTGTCACCACCAATGCGACCTTCTGCGTCCATTTGCGACATACCTTGCTTAGCTTCCATACGCATGTCTTCAAATGCCTTAACACCAAAGTACCTCACTACGTCAGCAGGTACAACATACTCTCCTTCACTTAGCTGTGCAGGTACATCATCACGCACTTCTGCAGGAAGTGATCCTGGTGGTACGTCATTGCCTGACACAGGGTCTACTGTTTCAGCAATACCGCCTTCAGCGTAGCCTCTACTAGACTTAAACACTGTTTTCATCTGATCTTCTACTGGGCCACCCTTATTCATCTCAGCGCCCATTTCAGACATTTGATAATCATCTACACCTTGATACATACTATCTCCTACAAGACCTCCATAAGCAAAGTCTTTACCTAGTTTCTCTCTTAATTCTGACTCTGTAGGTAAATCCTCTACACCAGCCTCCAAATTTAACTTCTTAACTTCGTCACGGTCTAATACACGATTAACTTTCATGTCTCCGCTAATGAGCCAATTACCTTGCATATTAGGGTTTGTCTTATATCTATAATAACCACCAAGAGGTAACTCATCTGTGATGTGAGCCGTTTTTACATTTGGTGTACCATCTTTTTTTAAGGTAGCACGATTATTTGCTATTTCCTGCCAATCTACATCTGCTGGCATCTCTATTTCTGCCCAGACCTGATCACCCCCTCTTATCTTATAGTTTTTACCATCTATTTTAATTTCGGGTCCGATATGTGCTGCTGTTGGGTTATCCCCTGCATGAAATCCTGGTCTAGCAGCTACAGCTTTTATCGTTTTAGCTTTTGATCCTTTTGCTAAAAACCCTGCTTTTATAAGCATGTCTCTAGTTTCTTGATCTGGTATTGTAATTGAGTCACCAGTTCCTTTTTTGCCTTTTGTACCACGAGAAGGTACATAAGTATTACCGTTTTCTGCTTTAAACTTATACTCTGGAAACACAGCTTTCATGTAAGAGCCTACAGGAATTTCTGTGTCAGCATCAACAAAAAGAGGATACAACTTCTCGTCTTCCCCCTTAGTAAATAGTTTATAACCTTTAACTGTTTTTTTAAACTCTTTATTAGCTCTTGCAGACACAGCAGGTATATTAGTAGCACCCTTAAAAGATGCATCTGTCTGTTTAACTAAATCAGCACCTTTACGTACCATGCTCTTTGCAGCAGGGCCAAGAGCAGGTATACTACTTAAGACCTCAACTCCTGCAAGCATACCTATCTTCAGGTAGTCAGGCTCTTCTTTTTTAAGCTCCTTTTGTACTTCTACGATAGAGTCTACTGGTGTAGCTAAACTTACGGCTGTATCAGCAGCGGTTACTGACAAAGGTTCTTCTGACCTATCTCCAAACACTTTAGAAAAGTTATCTGAAGAGGGAGCTACTTTTCTTCTCTCTTCTGGAGACATATCAATTAAACGCTTACGGTAATCAACCATTTATAGTATCTCTCAATAACTTAAGTCTTTTTAATGTGTGTATAGAACCTTGTGCTCTATGTAGTTCTACTAGACTACTTGACTGTTCTATTGTATTATGTTGTATACATATAAGATCATCTAAATGTTTTATAAAATCATCCATAGCAGCTTTATCATTGACCCACTTTTTAAGCGACATTACCACTAAACCCTTGCTCTCCTGGCGCTGGTGCAACACCTGTTCCTATAGTTCCACCACCTGCACCCGTCTGATCTTGTACCTGTGCGCCAGCAGGAGCGCCCTCTGGGGCAGGAGCACCCCCTTCAGGTGCTGGTACACCCTCTGGAGCCATAGGCGGCTGTGGAGGCGCTTGGAAGGCTTTAAGTATTTCAGCTTGTATAGCTGCGTCCTGCATTGAGTTAGTTACTTTGTCAGGATCAAGGTCCATACTCTTAGCTATCTCACGAATAATGTAATCCATCTTAGCAAAAGGAGCTAATGTAGGATTCTGTGCAACTTGTAGGAACTGCATTAAGCGCTGTGAGCGTACTTCGTTAGCCATTAAGCTTTCTGTACCAGATGCCTTAACTTCTAAGTCACCCTTGATATTCTCATCAAAGTCAAACTGCATGTTAAATGCAAAGAAAGCCTTACCCATAGGGGCAATAAGATAGTCATCAACATTCTTTACAACAGATCGTATAGAGCCGTTAGCTGCAGACATAAGCATACTAATGCCAGAAGCAGTCCTTCCCACTCCGCTAACACCTGTCTGACCATGTGCAAAACTTGGAAACCCTGTACTTTCATCAGCTAAAACCCTTGCTTTATCAAACAGTTGCATGTTCTCCCCTGCAACATTGGGGAACTTTGTACCAAACAAGGCTTGTCCTGGAGCACCACCTTGTCTACGTAGTACTTTTCCTGGGTACATAGTTAAGTCTTGCCCTGGAACTAAGTTAGTTTCATCTACTTCAATTATAAGATTACCACTTAAGGATGCATTATCTATAGCCATACGCATGAACCCATTCATAAGGGTCTGTGTGTCATCCATATTCTCCGCTATACCTACCCCAAAGAATGAATAAGGGTTATGTTCGTAAGGTACAGCATAGTAAGGTATACGTGATGGCTTAAATGGATTAAGTACACATCGAAGAACTTCTCCGTTACATATCCATATATTACAGTTTACTTCATTTAAATCTTTTAACTCTTTAGGTATTTTAATTCCGTTTTCTTCTAGTATATCTGTACCAACAAAACCCCAGAACTCAAACACTTCATAACGCTCAGAACTGCCTACAGTACTGTCATCGTCTTCCATCTTCTGTTCCCAATGCTTACGAACATAGTCAGAACCAGAAGAAACGGCATTTTCAATAGCGTCTTCCATAAAGTAAGGGCGATTAGCTAGAGAGCGTAGCTGAGTACGAGACATCTTGTGTCGCTCTACAACATACTCTGCATCATCCATGCTTGACGCTTCTGGGTCAGGGTAAAAGTTCCATATAGATACATGATCAGTAGATGGTACAGTTTTAACTGTTGGGTCATACTCACCTTCAGCATTCCAGTTAGGGTACTCCTTATCTGTAGCAAATGGGCCTTTCATAACTCCAGTACCTAGCAATGCCATTTCAAATGCCATACTACGTAGGTGCTTGGATGCACCAGACTCGTTTAACTGATCGTGTACCTTTTTCTCCATCTTTTTAGCTGCTACCATAGCAGGGTGGAATGTAACGCTTGTAGGTGTAGTACCGTCACCCTCAATAAGTTTGTCTGATACTGGACCTAGCTTATTTTGTAAACCACCTAAACGCTTTTCTAAAGAACGCATAGTATCACCGGGTTCTAGCATAGTATCAGGACCAATTAAGTAAGGTTTACTAGAGGTATCACTAAATGCTTGCTTTAAAGCGCCATGTCCTGCCTCTGCGTTAGGGTCTACATTAATGTGTACAGACTCTGCTACACCATCAGGAAGCACAGAAGGATTAATAGATAGTGGAAACTTATTATTTCCAAATAGAACGTCTATAATCTGACCATATGCTGCAAGAGTTTTAGTTTTAGTAACTTTGATAAATACCCTAGACTTTTCACTAGATGTGAATTGCACGTCTGATCCGTAAAGACCACGATAGTTTCTATAAGCACGTAACCACCTCTCTTCATCTCCTAGTCTTGCGTCCTCTGCACGTTTAAAACGCTCATTAACAAATGCTAGAACTCCACTGCTAGACTCAAGTAGGTTATCTTCTTGGTCCTCTGCTGCAACTACGTCATCAGTTTCAAACGAAAGATCATCTATTTCTGCCATAATTTAGTATCCGAATGTTGGGTCTGACGCTTGAAAGCCAGAATTTTGTGTTGCTGGGTTAAAGTCCCATAGTGAACTACGTGGTCTAGTCATTATACCATACCTTAAAGCATCATACAAGTGGTCTTCTGCATTTGTATCAACATCTTCTGGATTTCTTTTGTCCAGTGGTATTGCTGGTAGTTGTGCTATTGTATTAGTGCAGTTAGCCATAAACACTAGTCTAGGCTCCTCAGTAAATTCATCTACCTGTAAGCGTCTGTGCATTTCGTTCTTACCAGCTACCCTTGATCCACGAGAACGATCAGAGGGACGCCACCTACAGCCCTTCATGTTCATTTGTTCTGCTAGGCTTGGCCCTGTGTCACCACGCTTATGCCACAATGAACTATCAAGTACTCCATATCTTATAGTGCCATCTTCTTGTTCTGCTTCTAGTATCATATCAGCTAGGTCTGTAGCTGTTACCTTACTGCAGTATAACTCACGATACACGATAAGTTGCTCATCTGGTGACACAGCAAGCCATACAACACCTGTGTAGCTTCCATATCCGTAGTCACAGGCTCTGAACCGTGTCCATGACTTAGGTATATTATAAGGGTCTACTACATGTATATCCCTGTTAAACTCAGGAAATGCAGCACCATCATTTACATCCCAATTACCCTCAAGTAGTTGTTTTCTTTGATGTTCTGGTAGCGAGAGTAGCATTGCTTCATACTCACCACCTTTAGATAGGTATGGGTTGTCAAACAGGCTGGCAGGTATAAACCTACGCTTAAATAGAGGTTCACCTTCTCTGCTGTGACCTTTAGGGAACGTAATAGTATCCCCTGTTTCTATATTTGTAGCCCAGAATGCTTTATTTCTAGGCGCTGGGTCAATAAACATCTTTTTAACCCACTGATGCCCATTTCCACCAGGGTTTGTTGTGGCTCTCATGTACAAACCTAGCTCATTACTATGTGCAGACCTCAAGCGTGACCTCATATAATCCCATGCGTAGTTTGAGTTCCACTGAGTTAGCTCATCAAAGCCTATCCAGTTGAACGCCTGTCCTTGGTAGCGTGTTACATCCATGTCTTTGTCCAAGTAGGACATCCAAAGTCTGCCACCTCTAGGGCTAATCCACTGTGACTTGCGTTCAGACCACTTTATGCCTGGAATAGCTTTAGGATATAGCTCTTGACTCTTCTGAATAAGCTCTCGTAGCTCTTCTGTAGTGTGTCGTACTAGCAAACCACTAAAATTAGCGTTTCCTAAGCCGTGTAGAGGGTCTGCAAGCATGGCGTAGCTCTTTCCACCTCCTGCTGAGCCTCCATATAGTACCTCTCGTTCACTAGAACTTAGAAAATCTGTCTGTGGGCCAGCATTAGGCTTAAATACTACGTCCTGTGCTACTTCTACGTCATACTGTGGAGGCAAAACTGTCGCTGGTACTGTCTTCTCTTGCTTCTGCTGGCTCTTCACCTGAGAGGGTGTAGGCTCCGATACGGTTTGTTTCAAGCGTTTCGATCTCCGTGAGGATTTTCTTGAGCCGCTTGGCAAGGAACCGTTTAGCTGTAGCTGCTTTTTTACGTTTGAGGTCAATGTCTATTCTTCTTCTTAGTGTGTGCTCAGAAATAGCTCTTCCTGTTTGCTTTTCTAGCCATATGGAAACGTCTGTATAACTATACTGCTTTAAATGGCGCTTTGCAAGCTCTAATGCCTCTAATTGTAAAGGAATAGGCTCTAAAAGTGCATCATTGTCGTAGCAAACCCTGTATCCGTAAGGTACACCCTTATTAGTGTTGCCTAATCGTACTACTGTATGCCACTCTTTTTCTCTTCCTTTGGGTGGCTTAGGTAGTTCCCAGTACCCTATGTCTTCTGAAATCTTTAGACGCACTTATTCGTTAGCCCCTTCTTTAGGTGGTAAGTAAAATACACCGCCACCACTAGAAGATACGTCCAACCTATCTATTTTACCTAAGCCAGCACGATCCAGTAAGTCTTTGGCTGCAGATATTTTATCTCTAATGCCTAACTCAGTAGGGTCATACAAAGCACCAGACATAGACATGGCTGCTTTTGGTGCTACCTGTGCAAAGTAAGTACGTGTAGCATCTGTTATCTCATCTTTTAGGGACTCTACAATAGCACGAGTAGAGCTAGTTCCCCCATACCCTGCTAACTTTTTAGCTTGTACAGCATCCCCTTGAGCTTCCTCAAAGAGAACCTCTAAGAAACGCCTCTGATTATCTGTTAAGTTACGTGACATTTATCTTGTTCCTATCCATACCAAGCCAAACAAACTACCTATAAATATAAAGAATAAAGTAATACCTGCACTCCATTCTATTATTGTTTGTTGTAACTCTAGTCT